GGTATTAAGGTTACATAAGCGTAGGCTTGCTCTGCCATTTATAGGCTCCCTCTCGCGCGCGTTTAAGAATTTCTCGAGCGTCCACCCTAACCGTGCCTTTACCGCCAGCCCGGTTAGTATTAGACCAGGGGCGAGGGTACGGTTTAGGTTTTCTTTTACTATTTACTTGCGCGTGTAGATCGTATTGCGCCACCATAGCGGCCCACTCGTACGAGACGGGATGGTGCCAACCGTTTACGCTCACTTGCAACCAAGAGGTTGGGTCACGCAACAAGACGGCAACTAAATACACAACCTCAACCCAGGGGATACTCTCCCCGAGGTCGGCAAGGCCCAAACTAAAACGTGATCTAAAGTCGTAAATAAAAGCGGCAGTGTGGTCGTCGATTAGCTCGACGACCTTAATTATTCCCCCAGTGCTACGCCACCCGTCCAAGCTTTCATATGTTTAGCAAACTCGGACACCGGCAACGTGTCTAAAATCTGTAGTTGTTTTTCATCCAAAACGCCCTCAAGGATTAGCCAGGTTTGCTCGGACTCGGTTTCGTGGCGGGCCTTCCGCAACACACCCGTAGGCATATCGTTAAAGTTAGGCAGCTCAACAGTCTTACCCTTGTGTTCAATTTTGTAACCCATAGCGGCGATACCTTTCGATAGTTTGTTTACGGCAAAGTGGGGGGCGTAATTGGGGGCAATTACGCCCCCCACTAGTTAAAACCCTCTAGGCCGCCGCAAGAAACCTAGAGGGCAATACGTTAAGCCTCGAGGTCAGAAAAGAACTTTTCTACAACCGTCGAGCTTGCGTCAGCATAAGCGGTAACGGTCACCTGGTAACCGATAGCTTCACCCGAAGCAAGCGTACGCTCGCCAACTGAGGTAATCTCACCCGAGGGCACATAAGTACGCTCGATAGAGGCACCGTCGATAACGTCAATAACGAAAGCCTGGCGTCCACCAGTCTTACGAGGGTCAATAGAGAACTTGCCGCTGGTCTGAGTGACACCGTAGTAAAGCTCCAAAACGGCCTCGTTGGTTTCGATAAAAGTCATTTCAATAGAGTAAGTACCCTCGGAAACAACTTCACGTACCAGCGATCCATCTTGCCACGAGCGAATCTGGTTAGTGGACTTGTCAATGGTCTCGGCAATTCCGTCAGCTGACACATACCCGAGGTCGACAAACGCCGCGTTTAGTGTTCCATCCGAATCGGTCGGTGCCGTAGTGCCTGTAGGGGCAACATAGACGGCCCCCGTAGTAGCAACTCTCACGTTGTCAGAGTCTAAAGCCATAATAGCTATCCTTTCGTTAGAGGTTTGTACCTCTATGATCTACAGCAAAACGCATAAATCTACGCTCTGCCCTGAGGTCGGTTACATCTTGTATAGAGCTCTCGGGTACGACGTCCACTATTGGGGTACCGTTTGGCAAGTCGTCAAAGACGGCCATAACCGTACGGGCCAAAGTTTCGGCGTTACCGAAAGACGTTTCGTACACGTTTACACCGATAGAGTCAGTCATAATTGTTTTAGACCGACGTGTACCACCATCACGGCGTAAAATTACTTGCGAGCCCGAGTCGTTAGCGAGCACACCCACACGGGTAGACGTAAAACCTAGCGTCGTCAACTCGGCGGTAATACGGGTAACGAGGTGGCTCATAATGTCGCTAAAAATAACCGCGTTAGCCATTACTTGCCCTTCCTCGGTTTAGGCTTGTTAGTTTTCACCTTGTAGCCTCGCTCGCCACCTGCCAAGTCAAGAGCGCGCGACAACTCGCCGGTGTTAGCTTCCTCATAATCCGAGCCACGGGCAACTTTTACTCGTGCGCGGCGTTGCCTGGTTTGTCTAATTTCGGAGCCTGGTAGAGCTGCCTTTACTCTTTGCATACGTTCGTTCAATTCTGCAAGAATTTCCGGGGAGCGCAACAACTCGCCCATACCTTTAAAATCTAGTTTTACCTCGCCACCACCGCCAGGTATTTTACTAGCCACGATCTACCTCGCGTTGCAAGTTTACTACTGTGCCGGGCGACCACGAGCCTAACCCGTCGCGCCAATCAAACGCCTCACCGTCGAGCTCATACGTTTTAGTACGAATAACAAACTTGTCGTCGTCTTGTACGTCATAACCTGTAGGCAAGTACACGGTAAGGCCGTCACTTAAAACAATCTGGTCAGCGTCAAAATTGGTACTAGACACTCGAGCCGAGACAATAGCTTTAACCTCGGACTCGGTAGTGGTGTAAACCGGTTGACCGTAACTATCAGTACCGCTCGAACTTCGTCGGACTCGGGTAATTAACTCCATAGTTTCCGTTTCCAATCGTCGAAGCCGACCTAAAAGTTTTATCTCGGTAGTAATTAGCTACCTCTACGTCGCTAGGGCTCATCAACACTTGGCGGCCAACAGCCCAGTTAGCGTACGACTGAGAAAACGGCCCTACGCTTTGTTGCTGGATACCAGCGGCAGCGTCGTCAGGGATAAGCACCGTGCGCACCACCATACCGGCGATAACAGCCACAACGTCGTCGGGTATAGTTGCCGAGCCGTGATCATAAGTGACCCGTACCGGGGTGTAAGAGCCCAAGTCGTATAAAGACTGGAACCCGTCGTACGTGTAATCTAGCTCTACACCGTCAAGGTCGGTAACGCTATCTATCTCTATAACTGGGCGTTGTACAAGACGCACAACCCCGTCACGAGGGAACAAACGCACAACAGACGAGCTAACCTCAAACTTTTGTATAGCACGTTGTACAAACATAGATGAGGCGTCTTCAAGCCAAGCCGCCGCCTGAGTGTCCTCGGTGGCCGTCAGCTCGCGCCCTAAACGTGCCTCAATATCGGCAATAGTAGCCAGTGCCATTCGTAGCCCTCCAGATAAAAACTTGCGCGGCTGGGTGGGGGAGACCGGACTAGCCGACCTCCCCCAAACGAGTCAGTTACTCTGCAGGAACCGAAACGTACTTAACAACACCGGCAGCCTGGGTAACCTTTGCACCGTAAACGTTTAGTCCACGAACAATGTCGGCGAACTTGGTGGGGTTACGCAAAGACTCAAGCGAGTTAATCTGGTTAACAAACGCAACCGTAGAAGCGTGGTAACCAATAGCGACGGGCGCGGTTGCCTCGGCAAACAGTGGGGTCTCGAGGACTCCCATACCGTAAAGTCGGGCAATCTGACCGTTACGAAGCTCGTCAGCAGAGCCAGCGCTAGACACATCAGACAGGCCAGAAATCAGCAAGTCAGCCATAGCTGGGTTAACAGCTACAAAACGGTCAGACGCGGGCACCTTGCCAGCGGTCATTGTGGTACGGATTTTGAGCAGTGCAGCCTTTGCAAGGGCGAAGGTTGTCACGTCAACGTCACCGGCGTTACCGTCGGTTGCGCCAGCCAACATCTGAGCCAAAATGTACTCTTCAGCGTCCTCAGCAAGCGCACGGCCGGCAGAGTCAACCCAGGGGCCGAACTCGCTAGAAGCCTGCACTTTGTCCACGTCGTCGACGTTTACAGAAAATGCTTTCTCCTGGTCGATAGCGAGCAAAACCTCGGTGTCGGCCAAGTCGGCGGCAGTAATGCTACGGCCAGCGCCGGCGTAGTCCACAATCGTGGGGGTTGTTGCGTTGATAATGTGCACCTGGTTACCGCGAGTAACCTCACCGGTAAACTGGGTGTTAAGGGTGGGGATAACCACCTGGTTGGAAATAAACGACTGGGTTACCCCTGCCGCCCAAATCTCGGGTATAAATTGGTCAATAGCCATTATTAGCTACCTTTCTTTTTAGGGTTTTCCCATCAAAGAATCTAGGCGACCGTCATTACGGGCCGCCAATATCTCGGACGGTTTCATACTTTGTAATTCTTCACGCGATCTAATTTGCGCGAGAGAACTGTTACTACCTCGTGCGCCCTGCCCTAAATCGGGTTTGGGTGCCTCGGCGTTGGTACTATGAGCTTCTACCCACGTCGCAATAGCGTCACTATCGACGTCGCCGTTATCTTGGATAAAAGCGGCTCGGTCAAACTGTAAAATCGAGTCACCGTTAAGGCTTTTGCCTTTTAGTGACGTTTTTAGTTCGGCCTCTACAAGTTTCTCGGCGTACTCCATACTCACCGACCGGCGTGTGTCCTCTTTAGTTTGCTCGATTAGACGCTCGTGCTCTGTGAGTTGAGCTTTACGCAAGTCTTCCAATTCCTTAGCGGCCTCAGAATGGCTTTTACGTAAATCCTTCAACTCTTTAAGCTCGGCTCGTTGCTTAGCTAAAGTTTTGACTAGCGGGTGATCTTGTGGGTACTCGTCAAGGTCAACAGTCTCGGCTGTCTCAGCCGTGCCCGTGTTGTCCCCAACGGTTTCGATATTTTCATTTTCGTCTTGCGACATAACGGTTTACCTTTCCATCTCGGAATAGATAAGGCTCGTCTCGAGCCTGAACCGACCAGGGTGGCCGGAAAACTATACAGTGGTATCTAGTACCGCCGGAATATCAGACGGGCCAGTAAACTTTTGGTCTCGCCACGTCAAAGTAGGCCCGTACTCGCCGTGCTCGCGCACCGCAATAATTTCGGTAAAGTCTGCCAGGCGTTGCTCGCCGTCGTACTGGACAAACTTACCAATACCCGCCGCTCGCGCTCCACGATCGGAAACGCCCAGCTGGGCCTCTAAAGCCTCGTGGATACTGTCTAAACCTGTCTGGTCGATAACCTGGCCAGGGTCAAAGTCACCGTAAATAGGTTCCTCGCCACAATCGCAACCAGGGTGTATAGGTTTTAGGTCGTTCACTCGGTAACGTTGGGTCGAGGCAATCGCGCACAAAGCGCAATTTTCGCTACCAGTAAGTACCCGTTTGTAACCAACAATATTAGAATTACCTAGACGTTGCCTACGGCCAGCCTCACGGCTTGCCAACTGTATATCTGTTTCGGCAATACTCGAGGCACGGGCCGCGCCCAACTCTACAGCGGTACGTAACAACTCATTTTTTGACAAAGCCGTGTAAGCCTCAACAAAAGGGCGACGGTACACTTCAGCGGTTACCGCACCATTACGTAACGTCTCGTCTGTCAGGTCTCGAGGTCGCACCGCAACCGGGGTAAAGCTTTCCCCGTTAGCTTTGGCAACCTCTTGGTAATAAACCGCTTGCAGTTGTGCCGCTTGCGACTTGATACCGTCAATCTGTGGGCCAACAAGGTTTAGGTAACGCGTTACGTCACTATCGCGCCACGATCCAAGTTGCCTAAAAAGGTTGCCCGCTAAAACGCCAGCACCACGTACCAAACGGGTGTTTAGCCGGTTATAGCCGTCTGTAAGCTCGGCTAAGGTAGCCATTACGCTTCGGGCAAACCGTCAAGCCGGGTAAGCTCGTTGTAACGAGTCCCAAAGACGGCGGCGGTTGGCTCCCAAGTGTTGCCGACAATCTCCCAGCGACGAACCTGTACCGCCGGGTTGTTAGCGGTGCCAGTAATTGCAAACTCGCTACCCTCGATACCCAAAACGCCACCGGTCATAATATGCTCAACTTGCCCAACGCCTTGCGCGAAGTCGACAACATCACCGTTAGCAATGTCACGGAAAACGTTTACAACTTGCTCACCGTCAGACGGTGCCTCAATCGCTGGGCCAGCGGGAACCCCAAGCAAAGCCTCGGTAAGCAAAGTCTCGCCAGCGCGTTGTACTTCCATTTCGTCAATTTCAGCGGGAGAGAACTGGCCAATAAGCGCCATACGCGACCTAAACGGAATGTCTTGGAACTTCGAATTAGCGTCGGCCCGCTCGGACATAGAGTAACGCTCGGCAGGTTTCCACAACGGCTCGAGGTCAAGCAAAGCCGCCCGAGTCTCGTCGCCCATCCAGCGAAAAAGCAAAGACATAACTTTAGACCAACCAGGGGAAACCCTAGCTATACGATCCTCAGCCTTAAAAACAAGCCCCTCGCGGGCCAACTGTGCACCCTCAGCGCTACCGTTAGCGCCCTCGGGCGTAAAATAGTGCATAGGTGTACGAGTAACAGCTGCAAAGTCTTGTATATCGGCTCTAACAGCGTTGAGAATACCGCTAATGTCAGCTTGGCCTAATTCCTCAACGTCAGCGCCCTCGGGAATCATCCACAAAGAGCCAGCCGAAGACTCAAACATACCGTTATAGTCAATCTCGTTACCGTCTGAGTCGTGCGTAGGGAAATCGCCCTTTAGTACGCGCTGCCTAAACGCTTGCGTCGTAGCAATAATTAGACGCTGTAGAATCATATGGTTAACGCGGTCGATAATGTCCAGGTACGGCTCATACTCGCCACGCTCGTCAGCGTTAGTAAACTTGACTACGGGAACCTCGCCCAACGGGTTAACCATTTCACCGACAAGCTGGTAACCGTCAGGGTCAAAAATATTCTGATCCGACGGCTTGGTAAACACCTCGATAGTGTCCACGCCATACCAATACAAAAATTGCGAGCCATTCTCGCTAAAAACCTTAATAGCCTCTAAAACGTTAGACGGCTCTGTAGGCGACGTACGGCCGTAAACCTGTCTAGGGTCTTCCACTGTCACTACAGGGTATTGCGAGCCTTCAGGGTACCCCACAAGGGCGTACGCGGTACCAAAACGCAACATATACGAGTGTAGGTC